GAGCAATTCGAGAGCACGACGTGGTGTCATGTCGTCCAGATCAAGCTTGGCCAGGTCATCCAGCACCGGGTGCGGCAGACTGGCGAACAGGTCGCTTTGCTGTGGAGCCGCCGGTTTACCTTTGGCAGGGGCTGGCGACTCATGGGGCAGGGCGGTGTCTTCCAGGCGGCTCAAATGCTCGCGGGCGCGGGTAATGACTTCAGTCGGTACGCCTGCCAGCTGTGCCACGGCCAGGCCATAACTCTGGCTGGCCGGCCCCGGCAGCACATGGTGCAGGAACACGATGCGTTCATTGTGCTCGGTGGCATTGAGGTGCACGTTGGCCACCAGCGGCTGGGCCTCCGGCAGGACGGTCAGTTCAAAGTAGTGGGTGGCGAACAGCGTGTAGGCACGCAGATGCGCCAGGCGTTCGGCCGCCGCCCAGGCCAGGGACAGACCATCGAAGGTGCTGGTGCCGCGCCCGACTTCGTCCATCAACACCAGGCTGCGCTCGGTGGCGTTGTGCAGAATGTTCGCGGTTTCGCTCATTTCCACCATGAAGGTCGAGCGCCCGCCGGCCAGGTCATCGCTGGAACCGATCCGGGTGAAGATGCGGTCGACCAGCGACAATTCGCAACTGGCCGCCGGCACGAAGCTGCCGATATGCGCCAGCAGCACAATCAGAGCGGTCTGACGCATGTAGGTGGATTTACCGCCCATGTTCGGGCCGGTGATCACCAGCATGCGCGTGTTGTCATCCAGGTTCAGGTCGTTGGCCACGAACGGGGTGGTCAGCACTTGCTCGACCACCGGATGGCGGCCCTGGCTGATGCGCATGCACGGTTCGCTGACGAAGCGCGGGCAGTTCAGGTCGAGGTTCAGTGCACGCTCGGCCAGGTTGCTCAAGACGTCCAGTTCGGCCAGAGCGCCGGCGGTGTCCTGCAAGGGTGGCAATTGGGCGATCAGGTCTTCGAGCAGTGCTTCGTACAGCATCTTCTCGCGGGCCAGGGCGCGGCTCTTGGCTGACAATGCCTTGTCTTCGAATGCCTTGAGTTCCGGCGTAATGAAGCGCTCGGCGCCTTTGAGCGTCTGGCGGCGAACATAGTCGGCCGGTGCCGATTCCGCCTGCTTGCTTGGCAGCTCGATGAAGTAACCGTGAATGCGGTTGTAGCCGACCTTCAGGTGCGACAGGCCGGTGCGGGCCTTTTCCCGTGCTTCGAGGTCGATCAGGAATTGCCCGGCGTTTTCGCTGAGCGATTGCAGTTCGTCGAGTTCGCTGTCGTAGCCGGTTTTCAGCACACCGCCGTCCCGAATGACCGCGGGCGGGTTGTCGATGATGGCTTTTTCCAGGAGTGCCGCCAGTTCCGGGTAGGTACTGGTGATGCTGGCGAGTTGCTGGAGGTGCGGGGCTTCGAGCTCCGTCATTGCCACTTGCAGTTCGGGCAGTGCGCCGAGGGCGTCACGCAAGCGGGCGAGGTCGCGCGGGCGGGCATTGCGCAGGCCGATCCGCGCAAGAATCCGCTCGATGTCGCCGATTTCCTTGAGCTGCGGTTGCAGTCTTTCGAAGCGGTAACCGTCGAGCAGGCAGGTGATCGAGGTCTGACGTGCCAACAGCACCGTCAGATCGCGTAACGGGCGATTCAGCCAGCGGGTCAACAGGCGGCTGCCCATGGCAGTCTGGCAACGGTCCACCACCGATTGCAGGGTGTTGTCGCGGCCGCCGGCCAGGTTGGTGTCGAGCTCCAGGTTGCGACGGCTGGCGCCATCGAGTACCACGGTGTCGTCCAGGCGTTCATGACGCAAGCTGCGCAAGTGAGGCAGGGCGGTGCGCTGGGTTTCCTTGGCGTAGGCCAGCAGGCAACCGGCGGCGCCGATGGCCAGGGTCAGATTTTCGCAGCCAAAGCCCTTGAGGTCCTGGGTCGAGAATTGCTGGCACAGGCTTTTGAGCGCCGAATCGCGCTCGAAATCCCACGGCGCACGACGACGCACACCGCGGCGTTTTTCCGCCGGCAAATCCTTGGGCCAGTCATCGGGGATCAGCAGCTCCACCGGGTTGACCCGCTCCAGTTCCGCCAGCAGGTTTTCCCACCCCTTGATTTCCAGCACGCTGAAGTTGCCACTGGTGATGTCCAGCACCGCCAGGCCGAACAGACGCTCATCACCCAGGACGGCAGCGATCAGGTTGTCCCGACGCTCGTCGAGCAGCGCTTCGTCACTCACCGTCCCCGGCGTGATGATGCGCACCACCTGCCGCTCTACCGGTCCTTTGCTGGTGGCCGGGTCACCGACCTGCTCGCAGATCACCACCGACTCGCCAAGCTTCACCAGTTTCGCCAGGTAACCCTCGGCGGCGTGGTAAGGAATCCCGCACATCGGAATCGCCTGCCCCGCCGACTGCCCACGGGCGGTCAGGGTGATGTCCAGCAACTTGGCGGCCTTCTTCGCGTCTTCATAGAAGATCTCGTAGAAGTCGCCCATGCGGTAGAACATCAGCTGGTCCGGGTGCTGGTTTTTCAGGCGCCAGTACTGCTGCATCATGGGGGTGTGGGAGGAGAGGTCGGAGACGGCTTTATTCATCGGATTGTCAGGAAGCTCGTTGAAAGAGGTGGGGCAAAAGCGGGGCAACGGCCGGGCTTTTCCGCGATGGGCGCAAGGTTACCATGGGCGCTCTACCCGACGCAGGCATCGCGGCCGGGTGACATCTTTTACGATGCAAAAAACAGGTTATGCATCGATTATGCAATTGGGCATTTGTTTTCTGCGAAAATAACCAGCACTATGCGCGGTATGCACAAACGCAACGTATCTACTGTCTTAAGAGCATTGCTCGACCAGCACGGGATCTCCCCCACGGAGCTTCACCGTCGTACCGGCGTGCCTCAATCCACGCTCTCGCGCATTCTCAGCGGGAAGATCGTCGATCCTTCGGATAAACATATTTCGAAGATCGCCGAGTACTTTTGCGTGAGCACCGACCAATTGCGGGGTCGCGCGGACGTCGCACCCGCCGCCAATGCCGGGCGCGCTCCTGTGCATTCGGAACTCAAGGACATAAGCCTGTGGGACGACGATACCCCTGTCGATGACGACGAGGTGTCGGTCCCCTTTCTTCGCGAGGTTGAATTGGCCGCAGGATCGGGAAGATTCGTCATCGAGGAAAGCGAGCGCTCTAGCCTGCGCTTCGGCAAACGTAGCCTGCGCCATAACGGCGTACAGTTCGACCAGGCCAAGTGCGTGACAGTGCGGGGCAACAGCATGTTGCCGGTACTGCGTGACGGGGCGACGGTCGGGGTCAATGCCGGCAAGTGCGGCATCGGCGATATCGTTGATGGCGACCTTTATGCAATCAATCACAACGGACAACTTCGGGTGAAACAGCTGTATCGCCTGCCGACCGGGATTCGCCTGCGCAGCTTCAACCGCGACGAACATCCGGACGAGGACTACAGCTTCCAGGAAATCCAGGAAGAGCAGATCGTTATCCTCGGTCACGTCTTCTGGTGGGGCATGTACGCCCGCTGACAACCGCTCTACTCGATAAAACCCGCTCCCGAGCGGGTTTTTTTTCGCCTGCCAAAAGCGCGTCATGACCTGTGTGGCTGGGGCTTTCATGCGTTAGCGCAAAACAAATGCATAAATAAATGCATTTGTGCATTGACTGTATATGCATCCATGCATATTCTTTGTCTCAAGCCGCTCGACAAAGCAGCTCGAAACGAAGCTCTTTAGTTCCACCACACAGGCAGCGATGAACCGGCCTTAACGGTTCAGAGGGTTGGCAACTGACCCGGGTGTGCAGCGTAAAGCACCAAAAGCAGTTATCCGGCGGGCAGGGACCGCGGTCGGAGGAACAATTTGAATCGATCCGTACCGCGCCAGTAGCGCCGAAAGATCAACGCGAAGGACCGCATTACTGAAAAGCCCGGCTCACACCGGGCTTTTCAGTAATGCCTACCTGAAAAAGGAAAGCGTTTGCCCCTTACACAACATTCATCAATCACCCCGGGAGGCGTGACATGACAAACGAGCAACAAGCGTTGCTGGACATGCCGATCTGGCTCGTCATCGTCCTCGCCTTGCTGGGCGGGGTGTCCGGCGAAATGTGGCGCGCCGACAAGGAGGGCGCCCGCGGCTGGTCATTGCTGCGACGCCTGGCCTTGCGCTCCGGGGCCTGCATGATCTGCGGGGTCTCGGCAATCATGCTGCTGTATGCCGCCGGCGTGTCGATCTGGGCGGCGGGGGCTTTTGGTTGCCTGACGGCGATGGCCGGGGCGGATGTGGCCATCGGGCTTTATGAGCGCTGGGCGGCCAGGCGAATAGGCGTCTGTGAAGTGCCAGCCCGTGATTCTCGTCCCGACCAACAGTGAAATGGCTGGCTGATCGAGCTCGCCGAAATAAGAACAGGACGTCCAATATGCCCTCCATCATCGAAAAACCTTCACAGTTTTTGGCTGCCATTGCCTTGGCGCTGAGCAACTCGGCACTCGGTATAAACGTCGGAAGTCATGAGGACTTCACGGAAGTCGGCGAACGACCGTGGGTCCTGATCACCATTGAGCGCGACGCACCTGGCTGCCCTGCCAGTGATGGGCGTATCGCTCATGTTTTGACGATCTCGCTGCAAGTTGTTGCGCAGGCCATGCAGGCTGGCTCCGGATTGGCCGCTTGTGATCTGGCCAGTGCACTCAAGGATCTGGCCACGGATAACCGCTGGGGGCTGCCGAAGGATCAATGCGACCTGCCGCTGAACCTCGACGCCATTCCTTCAATCCTCATCAGCGAAGCACGGCAATACCCGACCTGGACCCTGTCCTTTAGCCAGGCGCTCTACCTCGGTCCGCTTCTGCTGGACGACCCCCTGGGCACTCCGAAGTTTGCCCGTACCTGGGAAGTTTCGAACATCGACGACCCGGACCAATACAAGGAACTGGAGGGCTGAGCCATGTTCGATGCGCTTTTACGTCTACAGCTTGACCCGATCATTGAGCGCCTGGCTGAGATGGAGACCGAGTTTGAGGATCTCTACCGGCGTACTGACAGTCTGTGTCGCGTTGGTGTGTGCCAGGAGGTCGATCCGGTCGGCAACACTTGCCGAGTCAGGCACGGTGAACTGCTGACGCCGGCCATCCGTTTTTTCAACCCCAGTGCGGGGGGGCAAAGTGAGACGCGACTACCGTCCGTTGGCGAGCAATGCCTGTTACTCAACCACGGCGGTGGCGAAAGCAGCGCCCAATCCGTTGCGTTGTTCGGGCTGAACAGCAATCAGTTTCCCCCTGTCTCGACACAGGCATCGCTGACGCGTCGCCTCTATCGGGACGGCACTGAAAGCAGCTACGACGACGTCAGTCATGTCCTGCACTGGAAAAACGGCCTGGCGCTGCTGACCGCCTCTCGCGAAGTGCTCGAGTTGAAAATCGGCCCGGCGCGAATGGCGATGACTTCTGAATCCATTGAACTGCAACTGGGTGCGGCGGGGATGCGACTCGATGCTTCCGGTGTGCACCTGAGCGGCCCCTTGGTCGATCACCAGGGCCGTGTCATCAGCCCTGCATAAAGAGTTTTCCCATGATTGGAATTGATCGTAATACAGGCGCGGCGGTCGACGACTGGCCTCAATTTGTGCAGCGCGCAACCCGCGCGCTGACCACGCCGTTGGGTACACGTCAGAAGCGTCCTTTGTATGGCTGCGCCATCCCGGATTTGTTGGGGCAGAACCTCGGTGACGACTTGTTGATCCTGGCCCAGAGCCATGCCGCGCAAGCGTTTTACAACCATCAGAACGGCATCGGGGATTTTCAGCCAGATGTCATTGTCGCCAGTCGCCAGGGGGCGGGGTTGATGCTGCGTTTCTCTGGCACGTGGAAAAACCGCAATCAAACCTTCGAGGTGGTGACATGAGCATGTTGATACCGGGGCAGAACCAGTTGTCGGAGCCGGCCATCGTCGCCGTCGACGCATTTGAGGATCTGCTCGCAGAGTTCAAGACGTTTGTCGTCGAGTATGTGGGGGCCCGCTCCCCCGAGAGTGCGGCAACGCTCAAGCTCAGCCTTGAGAATGAAAGCGAGCTGCTGACTTTGGCGTTAGAGGCGTTTTGTGTGCGTTTGCAACTTCACGAACGCAAGTACAACGCTCGGATCAAGCAGATGCTGGCGTGGTGGGCTACTGGTAGCAATCTCGATGCCCGCCTCGCAGACATGGGCCTTGAACGCCAATTGCTGGATCCTGGTGACCCGGTGGCGTTTCCGCCGGTGGCCCCTGTGTATGAGAGCGACGACGATGCCCGGTTGCGTTACTACCTGGCACCCCACGCACCGGCCGCCGGTTCGCGGATGCAGTATCGCCGGGAGGTTTTCACCCTCGGCGAGCGGCCAGCAGTGAAGGTGGAAACGGCAACCGCGGGTGAGGTAACTGTCACGTATAGCTTCTCCCCGGACGGCTATGCCGCGCAGATCAAGGACGGTAATGGACGACGTACGGCTCCCGGCGAAGTGAGGGTCACAGTGCTTTCGCGGGAGGGCGATGGTACGGCCAGCGACGATTTGCTCGAGGGTGTACGCCAGCACTTTTCCCGCCCCGATGTGCGGCCGGAGACCGATCGGGTCACCGTCCAGGGCGCTCATATCCAGAACTACAAGATCCGCGTGGTTGCCAGGATCAACGCCGGCCCTGATTCGGGGCTGACGAAAGCCGCTGCACAACAGCAGTTGCAAGTTTATGCCGACAGTTGCCATCGCCTCGAAGGGCGGGTCGATCCGAGCTGGATCGACTACACGCTGCATAACGCCGGGGCGGTTCAGCTGGAAATTATTGAACCTATCGAGCCGATTGTGACGACGGCCTTCGAGGCGCCTTATTGCACGGGTGTCGAGGTGGAGGTGCTCACCCTATGAGTGATCCAACGCCTCGTATGAGCCTGTTGCCGGCCAACAGTTCACCGTTGGAAAAGGCCCTCGATATCGGTTTCGGTGTTTTGCTTGATCGCATTGCTCCGCCGTTCCCCGAACTGATGAACCCTGCGGCGACGCCCTTGGCGTTTCTGCCTTACCTCGCGGCGGACCGGGGTGTCAGCGAGTGGAACGCTGAGGCAGTAGAGCTGGAAAAACGTTTGACGGTGGGGCTTGCCTGGCCCACCGCCCGGCAGGCCGGCACGCGGCAGGCACTGGAAAATGCCGCCAAGGGCTTGCGCTTGATGCCTGAGGTGCGTGCCTGGTACGAACAGACGCCACCGGGTACGCCCTACAGCTTTTCCGTCAGGGCTTTTACCGATCAACCCTACAGCGAAGAGATCGACGCACGTCTGGACCGACGCCTGGCGGACGCCAAAAGCGAACGCGACAGCGTGTCGGTATCGGTCGGCTTGAGTGCCTTTGGCAGGCATGTCATCGGCGCGACGACCGTCTGTGGGGAGCTGGCGACGGTTTATCCGATTGTCATCGAAGGGCTGGAGGCATCGGGTGAAGTCTTTTTGGCTGCCGGTCTCTACACCGTTGAAACATCCACTATTTATCCTCAGGGGGCCTGAATGGCTGACTATTACACCCTGCTCACCAATGCAGGGATTGCTTACGAAACCGCCTGCAAGGCCGCGGGCGTTCCTATCAGGCTGTCGCAGATATCGGTCGGTGACGGCGGCGGCACGGTCTACAACCCGGCGGCGACCGCCACGGCACTCAAACGCGAAGTGTGGCGCGGGCCACTCAATGCATTGTTCCAGGACGAAAAAAACCCGAGCTGGTTGCTGGCCGAGGTGACCATCCCGTCGGAGGTGGGTGGCTGGTATGTG